ACTTCTGAATTAAATAGCACCACTTTCATTTTATCATTTTCTGATTGTTGTTTCTTTGCAATTAATATTTCTAATGTTATATTTTTAGCCATTTTTATATCCTCCTTATATCATATCTATATATCTAAAATGTGAAAAGTTAAAAGGAACTTCTTCCTCTCTTAAAGCTTTATTTTCAAATTTTAATGCCATTAATTCGCTAATTGTTACACCTGTTAATTCAACTCTTTCTGCTCCATAGGCTGTTGGGTCATCTAGTTTTGCAACTATTTTAAAATCAGGCATATTTCCATTTCTTATCCCATCAGCCAGTAACTTTCCAATAGTAGAGTCTATCTTATGTAATGTCATAGTTCCCTCACCAGTAAAGCCCATATATCTTTTTGACTTTCCTAGTTCTCCCATAATATCCACATCTTCATATTCTAATGTAACCTTAGCCTCAAAAGATTTTACAGAACCTAATTCTTCTCCATCTAGCCATACAGCACCAAATGAACCTCTAATTATCTTATTTTTATCCATTTTATTAGACATTATTTACCTCCATTTCTTAGAACATATTAATTGTAAATTTAAAGTCTTCAACAGCATTCAATATTTTTATATTTGCTTTCATGAACACTTTTTTCTTAAATGTTAGTTTTTTGATTTTCTCATCATCCCAGTCTTCAACTTCTTTTTTACCAACACCTAACCAAGCCAATCTTTGTGCTTCAACATCAACTTGTGAATAGTTGTCATACTCTTTATCCAATATGTCCTCTCTTTCAAGTTCTTTAAAATAAGCATTTATTGCTGTAAAGAATAATACTTGATTGTCATATTTATTCTTATATTTACCTATCCATTTTTTGAATGTTGAATAAATATCATCTCTCATTAAGTCCATAGATTCAATTATGATAATGTCTTTCATATCTTCAGTTTCATCTTGTGTAATTTCTTGAAGTGATGTACATGCTCTAGCAACTTTTATATCTCCTTCATCTTTATACAAACAGAAACCACCTTTATCAATAACATCATTTATATCATCAAATATTGATACTTCTTTTAAATTTCCACATAAAAAGCTAGTAGCTGATCTAGTCATTGGTAAACCTGCTAACATTCCTAAGATTGTTGGTACATATTGCCACCCTTCAACTTCTCCTCTGTTGTCAACAAATGTAACCTTATCATTCATTAAGTTTACTATGCCTTTGTTATCTGGCTTAGTAGCATTGAATACAACAGCTTTATAAGTTTTACCTGCTTTTCTCATAGATTTAATCCATGAAACAAGAGTTGAAGTATCTCCATCTTTTCCATCATAAGCTAATCCTACCCAGTTAATTCTTTCTTGTGCAACTTTTTTTAATGTATCAGATATTGTTCCATTTTTAATATTGAATACAACTACTTTATTTGGTGTGTATTCAAAGCTATCTTTAATTAATGGTAATACTTCAGCAGAATAATCTCCAGCTTCTATATCTGTAATATTCTTATATACTTTTCTATCCCATTGTTTAGTAGATTCTTTTACTATCAATCCAACTATACCTAATTGACTTCTTTTTACAGCTGTTACAGCTAATTGTTTAAAAATTATCTCAATGCTAGGTAATCCCATATATTAACCTCCTATTTTTTATCAAAATGATATTCTAATTCTTCCATCATTTCACCATCTACATCATTTTCTATTTCTTCCATACTTAAACTATCAAAACTTGCAATAAGCACTCCATCATCAGTTTCTTCAAATTCTATTTCATCAATAGGAATAGCAAAAGTTTCATTTACCCACAATGTACCTAAGAAAGCATTTTCAATTTCATCAGATATTTTTAATCTTTCTTCTCTTCCTTTACCAGATAAAGTAGTAAAAAAATAAATTCTGATTGTAAAGTTTCTTTCCTTAAAAGTAGTCATAAAAGCACTTGTTTTAAGACCATCTAATTCAGTCCTAAAACTAGGTCTATTAAATTTTTCAGATAAATCTTTACTATCAATTTCTATTTTAGGAAATGTTTCTTTTAATTTTGTATTAACTGCCTTTAGTATTTGACTTAGTTTAATCATTAGAAACCTCCATTTTTAATAACTTCATCAATAAAGTCATCTGCAGCTTTTAAAAATTCATCTTGAAACTCTCTCTGTGAATCTTCTAAAATATGCTCTCCTTTTTTAAAACCATGTTCTTTCCCAGTTTTATCTTTTATGATGTGTCCATTTTCTATAAAATGTGCATGAGGCATTGAGTTATAAACTCTAACCGTGTCTTCTTCACCTTTATATTTATAAACTTTACCTCTTTTAAAACCTTTTAAATAGTTACCTTTTTTTACTTTTACTTTAGATTTTGCTTTCTTTTTAGTCTTAGCTTTTAATTTATTCCCTTGTTTTTGTAAGAATTTTTTAGCTTCTTTTGGGTATTTTCTAGCAAGTCTTAATACTTCTTTTTCAAGATCTTCTAAATCATTTGTTGAAAAAACTCCCATTTTTACTCCTCTTTTCTTACACAAAAAACTTCTATGAACTGATTATCTTTAAAATCTCTGTTGAAATAAATAACCTCATACTTCAATCCCTCATAAATAAAAAAACAGTCCTTTTTTATTCCAGGAACTGATTTTACTCTAAATATGAATTTGAATTGATGTTGATTTTCTTCTGTTCCAGCTTCTCCATTTTTTACACTAGAATTTAAAGGAACTATTTCACAGTATGCTTTTTTAAATAACTCTGGCTTTTTATCATTTTCTCCAAGTTCATTAGTTGTGTCTATCATATGATAGACATCAATAAGATGTCTTAATCTCTTAGTTATATCATTCAAAATTATCACCTACTTGTAACTGAGTTAATAGACTTCTAGCTGTATAACTAAGGTCTTTACTTTCCTTTTGCTCTCTGTTATCATACCAATCTTGAACAAGTACACAAGCTAGAATTTTAGACCTTTTAATAAACTTTTCTTTTGTTGCTTTTTTATCAAAGTCATTTATTGCATCTCTAAGATAATCTATTGCTGCAATCATTAAAGATTGCAACAATGTATCATCTTCATTGTAATCAATTCTTAGATAGTTTTTAGCTTCTTCCAAAGTTAAAATATCTTCCATATCAATCACCTATTATTTTGTTTCTAATTCAAGATAAACCATAGCATCACTATCTACTTTTTTAACATCAAATCTTTCTATTGCTCTAATATAAGTTGCATTTTTAGTAAATCCTGCTTCAGTAGATAGTGCCAATTCTAAACCTTCTCTATCAAAGAAAGTTATAAATTCAGTCATATCTCCAACGAATACAGGTGCTTTTTTTACATTCATTGGTAATAAAGCATCAGACAATACAACGATATTTCTACCTTTAAATATTTTTTGAGTTGTATTTTGTAAATTTGTATCTAGTAAAGGTCTACCTTGTTTATCTGTTAAGTTATCTAAAAAATTAAACCCTGTTTGGTTAGTTATAATTATTGCATTCGCAGAAATAGCAGGGTCTAAATCTACATTTAATGCAGTATTTATAACTGTATAATCTGCAGCTGCTTTTGGACTTAATGCTTTCAATATTGCTATTATCTTTTTGTTTTCAGTATTGATTGCCTTTTTAGTAAATCTTTTTCCAATATAATTAGTTAAGTTAGCTTTTTCATCAGCTAATAAAGTATTAGATATTGGGATAATATCTCCATAGTCAGCAACATTATATGCAACTTGTGCAAAATCAACATCTGATTTATTTATTTCATTTAGTTCTTCAAATGCAATTAATTCGCCAGTTGTTCCACTTTCTATTGGCATTGTTCCTTTAAAAGATGTTACAGGCAATACATTACAATAATCTTTTAATGCTACTTTATTTCTTCTTAACTCTTTAATTTGATTAAATTGTTCTAATGGTACTAAGTAACCACCCTTGCCATCTGTTGACTCTACTTGTCCTGGTGTTCCAGCTGCATTTAAAAATTGTTTTTCTTCTTCTGTTATAGATTTTCCTAATAGAACTCTATTATAAATTCTATTAACATCCATTTCTTCATTTGTTCCTAACGGTACTTTATTACCTTTATTCATAACTGTTAAAGCCTCCTCTGTTTCTGCCTCTTTTATTCTATTTTCTAAATCTTTTAAACTATTTAACTTAGCATGTGCTTCTTCAATCTTTCCACTATCCTTTAATGCTGTAATTTCATTTCTAAGTGTTTCCAATTCCTTTTTTAATTCTACTGATTTTTTCATAATTAAATACCTCCTGTTAATAACTCTATTTCAATTTCTTTTTTCATATTTTCCAATTTAATTCTTTCTTTTTCCTCTAATTCTGCTTTTTTATCATTAATTTTATTTAAAATATTTTTAGGAATATTTTTAAATTTTTGATTTGTAGATACATAATTTACAAAATTAGCCTTTTCATCAACCTTTACATCAAAATATTTAGCTGCTTCCTGACCATTAAACCAACTTTCTTCTTTCATTAGATTTAATATTTGCTCTTTTGTAACTCCTTCAACTGCCTTTTCTTCATAAGTATTGGCAATTCCATCTTCTAATTTTTCTAATACTTCTATTTGTTTTAAAAAATCATCAGCATTACCAAATATTCCGCAACTTACTCTGTGTATCATCAAATAGGCATTACTCGGAATAATAATCTCATCACAACCAAAAGCAATTATTGATGCTGCACTTGCAGCTAAACCATCAACATAAGCTACTGTTTTTCCTTTGTGATTTTTTAACATATTACAAATAGCAACACCAGCAAACATATCTCCGCCATAGCTATTTATATGAACATGAATTTCTTTGTTTTCTCCTTCTTTCAAGGCATCTTTTATATCTAATGGATATATATTTGTGTCATTTATGCCAAATAATTCTAAAAAGCCATCATTTTCTACATCACTTTCTATATCTCCGTTGATATAAATTTCAGTAACTTCTGCTTGATTTTTTATTTCTAACCATTTATTTTTACTCACTTTTAGCACCTCCTTTTTCATAAGCTATTCCTAATTTTTCTAATGGCACATAACTTCCATTCATTACAATTACATCACCTCCATCTATTGCAGGTAATCCTGCCTTTTTTCTTGCTTCATTTATTGTATAAACTCCACTTTGAAGATACTTGGTTATACATTCAGCTTGTGTTTTTAGATCCCCTTTTAAAATACTTGCTACATTAAATTCAAAATGTAGCCCTTTTAATCTTTCACTTTCTGTAAGAAGTTTCAAATTAAATTCCTCTTCATAAAGTGTCAAAATGTATAAAAGAGTATCAATATAAAAAGTCAAGTTTTGCATTTCTGAATTTGAATAACTTGACTTATCATAATCGTTTAAATGATTTGGCTTTACTCCAAAAGCAGCTGCTATTTGTAAAGCATTATATTTCTTTAATTCAAAGAATTGACTATCTGTTAATTTTAAATCTAATGGTACTATATCCATTCCAGGTGGTAATGGTAATATTCCTGTTGGATTATTTTCAGTGCTAATAAATTCTTCTATTGCCTCAAGCATTTTCTTTTGTAAATCTTTGTTTAAATCTCCTGTATATCTTAAAATTGCCTTTGAAGTTAAACCTCTATCATATAAATTATTTAAATATTTTTGACTAGCTTTTGTTCCATTTAATGTTGTAGCTAATGTTTCTCTTACTGACATACCTACAATACCATCTTTACTTAAACCACCTTTTAAATGTAGTATCTCATCTTTTTGAAATAGATATATTTTCCCATCTTTGTTATACTCATAATATAAATCTTCTTTACCACTGAATATTTTTGCATTGTCTATCCATATTCTAATTTTTTGAGGGTGTAAAGGATAAATACCTACTAAATGCCCTCTATTATCATAACTTAGATAAGCATAAGCATTCCCATGATGGTTTCTCCACATCTCCATTAATGTCATCATAGGTGTTGAAGTCATAAATGGATTTGGTGAAAATTTCAATTTTTGTAATGCCTCATGATTTAATATTTTGTTATTATCATTATCCTTCAAGTGTAAAGATAGTTTTCCAACACTTTCAGATAATACTTTTAAGCAAGTAAAATATGTTACTTCTGATAAATCTGAACTTACATTTATTCCAAAAAATTCACCAAAATTCATAGAATTAATTGCTGTTTTCTGCTTTTTTTCCTCTCCTTTATTAAAAATTTTTCTAAATATATTCACTCTCTCACCTCCTTTTATTGATTAAATCAAGCCATTCTTCAACAGCTTCATCATTATTTACTGTTTCTTTTTTATTTATTAGCATAATCTTCCAGGCATCTATTATTGCATCAACAGGATCTATTCTATTTTTTTGAGATTGTTTATCAATTTTTTTCTCTCCAAAACTATTTGAAACAGTTGTAGCATTAGCAATGGACCATTTTAATAAACTGTTTCTCTTATCATATAAAATTTGAACTGCCTCAACTGATAAAGCAAAATCCACTGTTGCATCATTTAAACTTTTTGCAGATTGTTTAACTTCTGTTAGATCACAATCTAAAAAATCTAAATCACTTAAAAAACTTCCAGCATTGTGAGCATCATACCCACACTCTAAAATTTTAATATTATATCTTTCAATTACTTCTTTTAAGTGAGTAACAATAAACTTATAATCAGTCTTTATTCCAAATGCTCCAGTAGTCAATGTTAAAAGTCCCTCTCTTACCCATATCCTATACGGAACATCATCAGTTTTTTCATGTTCTGCAAGTCTTAACTCTGGCATAAACGAATGGCTATAAATATATATTTGATTATTTTCTAATGGAAATACTAAGGCTATACTTGTTAAATCTCCCCCCTTAGATAAGTCAAAACCTAGATAAGCCTCTTTCCCTTTCATATCTTCAAGTGTCAGATTGCTTTCACATTCTTTGAATTTACTCAAATCAATATATTGTCCATCTTTTGCAGTTACCCACATATTTAATTGCTTTGTTAAGAAGTTAGTTAATTCATCTCCACCTTTCTCTTTTGCATCTATTGCTTTTTGGCTATATAAAGCTATTTTCTTTTTGTTTGGTGTTATACCATCTTCCTCAAATAAAAAATAAGGATTAGATTTAAGCCAGTTCTTCCAGTCCCATATATCATCATCCTTATCCATTTCACATATAAAAATAAAAAGAGTTTCTTTTTCAACAACTCCTTCTAATATCTTTTCACAAAATTTATAGTGTTCATAACAAAAACCATTTAAATTAAATCCTGCTGTTGTAATAGCTAATGTTAAAGCATTCTCAACATCAGCTTGACCATCTAACAACAATTTATACATCTGATTATTTGGGTGTGCATGTAACTCATCACATATGGCCAAAATATTTCCAAAACCATCCATTGATTTGGTATCTCTACCTATTGACCTTATAACAGTTCCAGTTGCTAAACTCTTTATAGTTCTATCATGTTCTTTTATTTTATAAAGTTCACTTAGATCACTATCAGACTCTATAAAGTTTCTTATTTCATCCCAAACGATATTAGCTTGGTCTTGCTTTGTTGCAGCACAGAATATCCTATCTTTATTTCCTAACAATGTACTAAACATTGTGGATTCTACTCCTGATAGAAAACTTTTCCCATTTCTTCTGCCCACTTGCAAATAAGCCTCTCTAAATCTTCTTTCTTTTGTTCTCTTTTTCTTCCATCCATGTAATGAACCTATTATAAACTCTTGAAAACCTCTTGTTTTTAAATTAGTTCCATCTTTTAATGTTAATGTATTTGCAAAATTTATAGCAAATTCTGCCTCTTCAACATCAAATTTATACTCTAATTTCTTATTTTTTAAATCGTTGAGGTGTCTTTTACATGCTAAATACTCCTTTCTACCTGCTATTTTTTTACCATTTACAACTAATTTTGCATAGGCTGTTGTCCTATCTTTTATCATATTAGCCTTGCTTTCTTGTTTTTAACAAAGTTATAAATTTATTTTCAGCAGGTTCTTCTCTAATTGGTACAACTAATTTTAATCTATCTGTAGTTGCAAGTCCTAATTTTGTTGAGCATTGCATTATTTGTTTTACATATTTTTCCTGGACATTTATTAGAGGGTTTATAATTTCAATTTCTCCATTGGCAGTTTCTTTATAGCAAATGTGACCTTCTTTTTGTAATTTCTTACTAACATTTACATAGCTGTCATAAGAGTTACAGTAGATGGCTAATATCCCTAAATCTAAGTTGTCTAAAATATTTACTTTTCCTGCTTCAAAAATAATTCTGTCAAATTCTTCTTTTGCAGCTTTAGATAACCAACCAGGAGCAATTAAATTATCTCTATCTATTTTCAATTTTTTTTCTTGTTCTTGTCTAGCTTTTATTTTTTCTTTTCCAATTTTTCCTGAACTTATATCAATAATTTTTCTACTTCTTCCTGCCATATTTTTTCACCTCCATAAACTGAAAATTTCATTTCTGGCATTTTCTCCAGAAAAAAGAGGGGAAGCGGTATCAAAGCCAAAGACCAAAAACTTTTTTTGACTCCCCCCTACTTGTAATAATTTTTAATTATATTAAATAAAACTTCTTTCATTTTATTTTTACTTTCTAAATTTTTATTATACTCTGAATGAATATAGCTATGTGTTTTATCACTTATCCATATTAGGTTATTAATATCTAAGGCTTTGCTTCTATCCTCTTCTAATTCATCTATATGATGTGAGAGAGTACCTTTAACTATGTTATTATTTATAACCAGTTCATATAGATCTAAACCATTTGCTTTTAACTTACATAATGCAGTCATACTCTTCCAGGCTTTGCTGTGATAAAACTCTGCATTGTCTTTATTTCTGAACTCTCTATCATATACCTTATGCCTTTCCTTTGTGCAGCTGCATACTTCATTTATTCCTATTTTCTTTCCACACTTGCCACATATCTTCATTAACATAATTAACCTCTTGAAATAAAAAAAGAGAACTTAAATAAGTTCTCCTAAAGATTTTTTATAAAGAAAAAGCCTAGACATCTCTTTGCCTAGACTTTTCATTATACATAGTATATCACATATAAAAGGGAATGAACAGGGAGGAAAACGGTAAAATTTTAAAAATCTTCTAAAATTTCTTTAGGAAATAAATATAAGGATAAACTATCAATTAACCTATTTCTATGACTTCTAAATGTTTTTTCACTGATATTTAATTCATTACAAATTTCTTCAACAGAATAATTTTCAAAATATTTTAATTCTATTATTTTATAATATTTATCCTTTTTTATAAATTTTAGAGCATTTTCTGTTTTTAAAATTCTATTTGTATATATCAATATTTCATCATTTATTTTATCTCTTATATACTCCTTTTTCTCTATATCAGGCTTATAATCAACATATCCAACTGGCTTAGTGGAATCAGGATTTATTTTTTTTACTATTTCTATATTATTTAATTGTTCTTTTAAAGAATCTACCATTTTTTGAAAGTTCTTGTAATTTTTTAAAATAACTTCCACTTTCCTATATGGAGATTTTAAATTATTTATATTTTTTAAATCTTTAATTTTTGTTTCTACCCTTTCATCTATGATTTTATATATTTCTTCTTTTTTCACCAATTCCACCTCTTCATTTTTTGTACTTCCCATTTCTATAAGCATTCAATTTTTCTAAATGTTTATTAAAATCTAAGTCTGTAACTTTACATAGCAATAATAAATTTACAGTAGCAGTTACTAAGTCCAATGCTTCAGCAACAAAATTATCTCTGTTTTTAACATATCTAAAATCATCATTTTTTATTTCAACTTCATTTAATAGTTCCTGGTACTCCTCTTTCACTTTATTAAGTTGAGCCATTGCTGTTGCATATGATATAGATTTATAGTTTTTAAGTTTATTAAAATTAATCTTTTCTTTATCTTTCCCATGTTCCCAGATATGAGTTTCTAAAATTGTACTAACACCATAAAAAATTTTTAAGCTATTTATAAAATCCTGAACAACTTCCTCTTGTTGCTCATCATTTAAAACATTAACAGCTTTATAATACATGTTTCTAGTTTCTTCTATACCATTTAACAGATATTTTATTTCTATGTTATATTTAATCATTTTACTTATCACTTCCAGATTAGCATAGCTATTGAGATAGCCTCTACAAATACTAATACGCCAAAGAAAAAGTTTAATTTTTCTGCTCTAGTCAATTCATTATCTTTTTGATAATAACTATCATTCCAGTATTTAGCATGATTTCTATAATATTCTTTTTCTTTCTCTGCTTTCTCTCTTTTTTCTCCTGCTTCTTTTGCTTGAGTTATATAAAATGCTCTTTCAGCTTCCAGTTTCTCAAATTTGTCTTTTAGATTTGCCTTTTCTTTGTTTTTAGTTAGTAAATTATTATTTAAAATTTCAATTTCTTCTTTTAAACTATCAATTTCTTTTATATAAGCCTTATTGTCTTGTTTATTATGTCTTAGATTCTTAACTAGATTTAATAAATAATCTTCACATTCTTTTATGCTGTTTAATTTACTAGCATTATAAATAACTCCAGCTTCTTTATTAACTTTTGTTATAAAAGTTCTTAAATAATCTCTTGTTTCTATTTTTTTAATTACCATCTATTTCTCTCACTTCCTTATTTAACCTCTTATTAATAATATCTATATTTTTTTCTATCAACTCAATTCCTATTCCATGCATTCCTAATTCTTTAGCAACAATTAAAGTGGTCCCACTTCCTAAAAATATATCTAACACAATACCATTACCTGGACAACCTGCTGATATACATCTTTTAGCAAGTTCTTTTGGAAAAGTTGAAAAATGAGCTTCTTTTATCCCCACAGTTCCAATACTCCAAACTGTCCTCATGTTTCTACCTTTTTCACTTAAAATATTTATCCATTCTTTACCTTCTCTCATTCCACATTTACTTTTACCTGCTTCTAAATATTTATGGGAATTAGGTATTTTCCCATCTTTAAAAGAGTTTAAAGTTTTATCTGCATAAGGTTCATACAGTTTATTAAAATAATATTTTTCTTTTTTTGTAAAAAAGAATACTTCCTCATAGTCATTGGTAAATCTATCTTTTACACTCTCTGGCATTACATTTGTTTTTTGCCATATAATTTTATTTCTAAGAATCCAACCTCTATTAATCATCTCTATCATGAACATTGCTGGTATTCCAACAAGACTTTTCTTTTTAGCCATGCATTTTATTTTTTTTAAATTTTTATCTTTAACATCTTTATAAAAACCTCTTCTTCCTGATGTACTAATGCTATTACTATGACTATAGCTATCTCCTAAATTTACAAATAAGGTTCCTGTATCTTTGAGAACTCTATAACATTCATCAAAAATATTACAAAGATTTTGAATAAATTCTGCAGGTGTTTCTTCTAAACCCAATTGTCTATTATCTCCATAATCTCTTAATCTCCAATATGGGGGAGAGGTGACTATGCAATCTACAGAGTTAGATTTTATTTTTTTTATCTCTTCTCTTACATCTCCATGCATTATTTCCATTTATTCTTCCTCCCAAATTATTCTCAATCCTGGTTGAGAGTTTTTAAGTTCCAAAGTTATTCCTTTTTCTGTTGTAATTAAATAAATAGTTTCTTCTTCTCCTATAACTCTTTTTATTTCTTTGATAATTCCAGCTTCATAAANATTTCTACATTTATTTCTATTATCTTTTTCATTACTTACCTC